GCTATGCGTCATTTTAAGCCTCCTCCGAGGGAAGCGGTAATAGCTCAGAAGCTTGCGGAGCGAGCTGAAGAGCTTTCGAAGTGGGCTCACCCTCCCATTCCGGGAACGCCGTTAGACGAGAATATCTGTCGCTGCCTTGCGTCGTGGGGAAACCCTCGGATGGTGCGTGTGCAGAATGGGCTAGGGCGGGTGTTTTACGTCCGGGTACGTTCCAACAAGAATTTCCGGGTAGGGTTATTGCTTGATCTTCGTTGCTGTCGCCGGGTATGGCGTGAGCACGAGCCGAACGGGGACGGTCTGTACGGGGGGCTACCGGTATACGAGTTGATGATACCGCCGCCGCGGTTTCCGGGCCGTTGGGGTTGGAGCGCCTTGACCAATCCGCATTTTGGCCGGCGCGAACAATACGTTCGCCGGCAGAGAGAAAGCCCTCGGGAGCGATGACACTCGATCGGGAGACGCTTGCGCCCCATCCGTTATATCCCTTGCCGACCAGGGAAGAGCTGGAGAGCGATTATGAGCGTGCCGAAGCGTATCTGGAGAAGCGTGCGGGCCTGATCAAGGCTGAGGAGACCGATCCCTACCGGTGCGGGTACGTGCCGCCCGTATGGAACCTGCCTGATGAGGCGATTCGCGCCGGCAAACGGGAGATTCTGATTTTGGGGGGTAACCGCAGTTCGAAAAGCTACTATGCCGCCCGTAAGAGTGTCGAGGTGCTCTTATCCGGTCCTAAGAAAGTGGTCTGGTGCCTGCAAACGACCTTCAAGAACTCGGTCGAGATGCAGCAGAAGATCGTCTGGCACTATTTGCCGCCGGAATTCAAGAATTTGCCTCGGGGAAGAATCACCAACATCAGCTACACGCAAAAGACAGGTTTTAGCGAAGCGAAATTTGTGTTGCCAAATGCCTCTGAGTGCGTGTTCCGGCATTATAGTCAGGCGATTGAAGTGATTGAGGGTGGGGATTGCGACTTGGTATGGGCGGACGAGTTGATCCCCTTATCGTGGATTGAGACGCTGCGGTACCGCACCCTATCGCGCAAAGGCGTCTTGCTCATTACTTTCACTCCCGTGCAGCAGTGGAGCCCGACGGTTGCCGAGTACCTGGAAGGCGCCAAGACGCTGACCTACGCGGACGCTCCTTTACTCCCCCGGGGTATGCGGGGCCGAGTGCAGCGCCGTGTTCCCAGGACCCAGCAACCCTTGAGGCAGAACGCTTTTGTCTGTTATTACCACATCACGGACAACCCGTTTACTTCTGCGGAGACAACGGCGGAAACCCTTGACGGTGCGCCGCCGGACGAGATTTTGATGAGGGCTTACGGTATTCCGTCGAAATCGGGTGCTAACCGTTTCCCGCGCTTCAGGGAGACGTTGCACGTGTTGCCGGCCGAGGAGATAGCCAAACGGATGGAAGGCGCGACGAAGTATCACTTTACCGATCCCGCTTCGGGGAGGAACTGGTTTATGATCTGGGTTGCGGTATCGGCGGACGGCACCCATTACGTTTACCGGGAATGGCCTGATTGCGAAAATCACGGCGACTGGGCGGTTGCCGACGGGCGTCTGGCCGACGGGAAGATGAGCACAGCTCAGGAAAGCTACGGCTGGGGTATCCGGCGTTATCTGGAGGAGATCGAGCGGCTTGAAACAAACTCAAGCGGCGAGCGTGAAGAGATTGCCGCCCGGTGGATAGATTCGATATTCGCGGCGATGCCCACTCAAACGGTCGAAGGCGGGACGACGTTATTGGAAGAGTTAGCCATGCTGGGCGAGCCGTTCAGTCCTGCTCCGAAAGAGCATATTGACGAGGGGGTCTCCCTGATCAATAACCTCCTGGACTTCGAGCGGGGCGAGGATGACAAAATCCTCGAGGCCCCCAAGCTCTATTTGAGCGAGGCGTGCGGGAACACGGTCTTCGCTCTCAAGTTATGGACCGGGAGAGACCATCGGATGGGAGCGTGCAAGGACCCGATTGACTGCCTGAGGTTCATGGCTACCGCGAGGCTGGTTGGGTTTAGCGATGCCGATTTGATGGTGTATGCGGGAGGGCACTACTAAGATGGATCCGCAAGGCTATGACGTTCCTCCGAGCGCAGGCAAGACCCCGCCTGCCATGAATATCAAGGTCTTAAAGGAGCAGTTCAACCAGGCTGTCACCGAGACCAGCGGTTACCTGCAGCTTACCCGGCGCTTAGATGACACCCGCTACTGCCGGTGGGCGGGTCAGTCCGACGATGGGCGCAAATACAGCAGGAATACGGGTTCCCAGGTTTTCCCATGGGAAGGCGCTTCCGATATCCGCCCTTACTTCATTGACGATTTGATCGTGGATGACGTGGACCTCATGCGAACATCAGACCGGAATTGTCATATGCAGGTCCTGGGCTCTAACAGTTCGAATGACTCGCTGGCAAGAGCCGCTACGAGCGTTCTGGATTACATTAACCGGATGCTTATGGCCGAAGAGTCCGACCGGGAACGCGACCTTGCGGCGGGCTGGCGCCAGCACTACGGGAGTGCCGTATTCGGGATCGACTGGCTCATTGAAATGGACTCCGAGCAGGTGACGATTGGTATGCAGGACCTGATGCAATTAGCCCAAGTTGACCCTGACTTCGGGAACATGCTGCAGTACCTGATGCAGAACCTGCAGCGGGGTAATACGAACTTCAGTCAGGATGACCAGCAGGCGTTCGCGATGAAGTTTAAACAGTACTTCCCCGAGGCTGACCCGATGTCGGCTATTTCCCAACTGATGCAAACGGGGCAGTTTCAGTACAACAAACCCTACGTGCGTGTGGACCGCCCCTGCATTACTGCTTTGAGGACCTTTCAGGACGTGTTCTTTTTCCGGTCGATTGGCGATATCCAACGTGCGCCCTGGGTTGTCCGGAGAGATGTTCTCGCGAAAACGGACATTGAGGACCGGGCCCGACAGGAACAGTGGGACCCGAAGTTCGCCAACTACATTTTGACCAGTGCGGGATCTTCCTGGCTTTGGGCGTTTGAACGGGGCGACATGCTTACCCGCCACGGCACCCGTATCTACACGGACGAGATGGATTTCATGTGCGAGGTGTTCTACGGGTTTTTCAAAGGGGAGGATTCCAATGGGAACCGGCAAACTCAAGTTTGTATATTCCATCCGGGGACGAGCGAGATTGGCCGCCAGTTGCCGTTACCTTATGCGCATGGCGCTTATCCGTTTGTGCTCTGTCGCCGAGAGAATCGGAGCCGAAGCGCTTTTGAATCGAGGGGTGTCGGCGATATTGCGGAGACGGCGCAAACTGAAATCAAAACGCAACGCGATGCGCGAAATGACCGTACGTCCTTCTCCGTGATTCCTCCGCTTCTGGTTCCTTTAGGCAGAGGCAAACAACAATACCGACTCGGGCCCGCCGCTCAGCTGGGGGTGCTTCGGGCCGGTGACATTGGCTGGCTGCCGCCTCCGCCGCTTGATCAGACAACGTTCGATTCGGAGAATGGGGTGCGCAAAGATATCTACAACTACTTTGGCCGGAATTTTGACGGAATTGACCCGAACAAGGTTCTGAGAAAACAGCAGCGCCTCATAAACAGCTGGCTGGACGAGAATCGTGCTGTGATGATGCAGATTTTCCAACTGTGCTGTCAGTTTATGCCCATTGAGAAATGGCAGCAAATTTCGGGCGACCCGGATTTTCAGCTTCCCATCGGCAGCCGCGATTTTATACAAAACAATTTAACCCTCGTGCTTGAGTTTGATGCGAGAGATCTGAATTTGGAATATCTCGAGCAAAAATTGCAGCTGATCAACTCGGTGATTGTGGCCTCCGATGCCGCCGGGGTAGTCGACCGGGCGGGTTTGACGAAATACGCTTTAAGTGCGCTCGACCCCGCGATGGGTGCGCGGTTGATCCAGCCGCAGCAGCAAGTGACTCAACAGGAGATTGCCGCCGAGCAGGCGGCCTGCTCCCAAATTGTGTCCGGCGTTGAACCGCCGCTTTACTCAGGTGGACAAAATGCCTCCTTAAGGTTACAGGTCATTCAGTCAACGATGCAGTCACCCGACTATCAGCATTTTTTACAGTCGAACCCCTTGGCGCAACAGCGGATGCAGAACAGGGTGAAAAATTTGCAGTTTCAGGTTCAGCAGCAACAGAACGCAACGATTGGCAAAATTGGTACGACCCCTTCGGCAGTCCAGTCGCTCTCGGGTGTTGGGCCCGCGCCGCCACCTCCATCTTCACCAGGACAATAATTTATGGCAGCCTCCACTTACGGCGACGGATGAAGCCGCATCGGTTACCGAGACTACGGAAGCTTCTGGATAAGAAAGCGGCGATTCCGATTTTCAAGATTGCCGCTCAATGGGGAGAACGACAATGGTTTGTTCGCCATGCAATGGAGCAGGCTGGGATTAAGATCTTCAAAGCTCCTGTGCCTCCAGTAGATTGCGTTCGGCTGGGAGATCTGCTTGTATTAGAGGAACAATTTCGGCAGAATGAGAAAGATTCGTATGTAGCGCAGAACAAGCTTTTGCGCGAAGTGATAAAAGAATTCAATTAATATGCCAGCCCCTACTTACGGCGACGGTTACATGCAGATTGCGCCTCCGGTAACCTCGCAACCCCCCAATGACGCCGAGGGTATGCCCTTGCTTGATCCTGCGTTCGTGACCGTTTGGAACGCTACCAAATACCTGATTCCGGCTGAATGGGAAGGCAATCGGGCGCTGATCGTGGGAATGGCGAATCTGGCGTACCGCTACAAGAGTGCCACGGGATCGTTTACTCCGGTGCTCTCTTCGATTAGTCCGACGACTCAGGTGCATGCGGTGGCGATTGCTACCTTGACTTGTACGGGAACGAGTTTTGACGCTGATGCCGCAATAGTGTTTGCTGGCGTCGATCAAACGACTAATCACGTCAGTTCGACCAGTTTGACGTGTGCCATTGCGGCGACCCAGATTCCCGTAGCGGGAAATTATCCAGTGCAAGTAAGGAACGGGAACAACGTGGTTTCGGCGACAATTAACTTGGTAGTAACATGAGCAAGAAGCATCTTTCCACTGAAGAAGTCGTCGAGAGTGAGCATGAGTATGAGCATGATCGGCTCGGAGGCGAGTCTAAGCCCGAATCGTCTATACCATCCGAATCGCCTCAACCGCCGCCAGAATTTTATCCGATTGGCAATCCTCAAGATCCAGGTCGAGAAGTCAAGCCTGAGCCGTGGGATACCCAGGAGTTTTACGACAAGGTCCGTGCGGCGGGATTCCCGACCTCTTCATACGGTGACGCGGCCTTTATGCAAGCTTGCTATAATCTCGCAGAGAGTACTCAGCCGCCGTCTGGTAAGAAGTAATGCCGATTAAGCGCACGGAAGACCCGATGCGGGCCCGGTGGAAAAATCGCCGCGTTATCGGTGATGATTATCCCGGCGGGACTCCCGTGCCAATTGTCCGAGTTCTGGAGGCCAGGGAATTACCAGGCAAGGAACTGGTAGACGCCATGCGTGACATGCCGCCCCGGCAGTGGCAGGCGACCTTACAACTTTTGACTGAGGCGAAATACAAAGCCGAGGCAATGTTGCGGGACGATAAGGTTATTTCCAATCCGCAACAATTGGCCTATTACACCGGCTGGGTAACCTACTCGGATTTTGTTATCTCTTCCTTTGAGGGGCTCCGGGCTGGTGATACCGAGGGCCGCCCAGAAGAAGAAAGTTGACTTTTCGCAAAATTGCGAGTTTTCTCTCCCCCCAAAGGTTTCCTGGTGCTCCTTCTGAAAAGTAAATGCGCCTGACTTGCCATGGCAGACGCTGAAAACGCCCCAGCACAACCCGCAGGTTCCGAGCCTGCCCAGACCGCACTTGATCAAGCTACTTCTGAGTCTTCGATCGATGCGATGCTGGCTAGCGTCGAGGGGTTGGATAAATACTTCGGTGCAGACTCAGGAGAACCCGATAAGCCCGCAAAAGAGAAGGCGAGCGCCTCTCCGGGTGAGTCGGATACTGCCGGTGCCGTAACAGACGAAATTCTGGGCGGCGGCGAGCAGGAGGAGAAGAAAGAACCGGAAGAAAAGCTCGAGGAATTACCGGCTGCAGTTCAGCAGCGGATAGACCGTCTTACCGCTCAGAAGCGTGAGTTTGAGGAATCGGTTTCGCATCTCCAAACGGAGAACGCGAAGCTTAAATCTCAACTGGAGACGGGTCCGCCGCCACAACCGACTCCGGAAGATCCTCTGGGGCACGTATACACGTACCAGGACCTTGAGGAACGCTTAGCGGCGACGAAAGCCACCCGTGACTGGGCTTGGCAAAACCTCGATGGAGGTTTAGTCCAGACGAACAAGGAAACCGGGGAAACTCGTGAGTTATCCGGGCAGGAGGTTAAACAACTTCTGTCGTTAAGTAATCGGATGATTGATGAGCACATTCCACGCAGGAAAGCTTATCTGGATGCGCGTATCGATTTTGATAGGCAAGCCGATACCTATTATCCTGAGCTCAAGAAGTCGGATTCTAGTCTGTCACGGACAGTGACAGCCTGGGTTAAGGCGGCTCCGGAGGTCACGAGGTTCCCCGATTTCAGGCTGATCATTGCAGATGCTCTGGTTGGCCAGAAATTGCGTATGAGCCGCTTAGCGACTAAGACAAACGGTTCTTCCGGTTCCCGGATTTCTCCTACCCTTGCTGCCCCTAGTCCTTCTGCTGCGCCACGAACACCGGCAAAAAGTGTGTTGTCAAAGGATCTACTTGATCGTATGGCCACCGACCGGTCTGCATTGGATGTTTTCAGCGAATCTCTGATTGGTACGGGGCTCAAGAAAAAGTAATCCTTGCTGATAACGCAAAGGAGTTTGTGTTATGGCAGGTCTTTTAGAAATCAATCAGGTCGGCAAACGTGAAGATTTTGCCGACGTTATCAGTGTGGTGGACGCTAAATCTTTACCGTTCACTTCTATGGTCCCCAAGGGATCCGAACCGGCGAACTCGATTTTCGATTGGCAGGCCGATTCGTATGACGATGCAGTGCTTGGCGGTATAGTGGATGGCGTTGACGTGCTTACTACGGATTATGTAAACGAAGCATCGCATCGTGCTAAGTTGCATGGCAGAATTCAGAAGTTTCGTAAACCCTTCTCGGTGAGTGATATAGCTCAGAATGTGTCCGATGTTGCCGGAGTGGGTAAAAAAGGGGAGATGAAGAGGGCGATCTCCCACGCGATTATCGAACTCAAGAGGAACATGGAGGCCACCTTCTGCTCGGGACAGGACTCTCAGGCGGACAATGGTACCCTTCCATACTTGACCCGTGGAGTGGCCAAGTGGACCTCGAATTCGGCGCAAACCGATCTCCCGGTGCCGGCGGCTTATCTGACACCGGCGACGTCGATTTTGACGAAGTCTACTGCGACTACGTTGGAAACCGATATCAATGCGTTGTGCCAATCTGTTTATCAGCAAACCGGCCAGCAAGGCGAATTCGACCTGTTATGCGGGACGGCGTTGAAGTCGTTGTTCTCTTCATTTGCCGCCTGGGTGCCCTCTGCGGTGACGACGGTGCCGCTGCGAAGGTTTAACCAGGATGCTAATGATAAGGCGATCATAAACACGGTCGACTTTTGGGGCGGCGACTTCGGAAGCGTGAAACTGATTCTTTCACTCTGGCTCGCGTACGACACTGCGGTCGGTCCAACGCGTAATGGTCGGGGTTACTTGATGAATTGGGACCTCTGGGAGTTGCGCTACAACCGGCAGCCAGCCTTTAGTGAGAACCCCGATTTGGGAGGGGGGCCTCGCGGGTATGTCGACGCTATATGCGGATTGGTTTGTTACAACCCGCTTGGCACGAGTATGATCGTAGGTTCCTGATACTGAGGCACTTACAACTTATTAAAGTTTGTGGCTTTGTGGTCGATGTTAAGGGTATATGGGAAAACATATACCCGATTTAACGGGACAAAAATTCGGTAGACTTACTGTGTTAGGATTTTCTGAATTCACGAGTAGTGATAGGCACACTCGATTCAGATGCAGATGTGAGTGTGGGAAGGAAACCCACTCTTTTGGAAGGGGACTTCTTTATGGGACTATAAAATCATGTGGTTGTTTACGGGCCGAGAGACTCGGAAACATGACCCGCGTGCATGGGGAAGGAAACAAGACTGTTGAACATCGAGTGTGGTTGGCTATGCGAGGTCGTTGTTTGAATCCAAATAATGGGAAATTCAAGCACTACGGTGCGAGGGGAATCAAAATTTGCGAGCGATGGAATTTGTATAAAAATTTTCTCGAGGACATGGGAAGGAAACCTAGTCCCAAGCATTCGTTGGACCGAATCGATGTAAATGGGGATTATGAGCCTGCGAATTGTCGCTGGCTTGGTCCAAAAGAGCAGTATTGGAATCGGCAAGATTCTCTAGGTCGATTGTTCCTTGTAGTTGCCCGGGACAGACTCCCGAAAGAGTTGTTCAAGGAAGTTTGGGATGAAGCTCGAAAGTTGCAGGATAAACTGACAAATGAGTGAGTGGCATAATTTCGCGGACGATTTGACGCGAGCTTACGGAGCCGACTTCGTCCGCGAATTGTGCTCGGACTTCTGCGATTACCAAAGGGCCGAGGAGGAAATGACGGCCTCTCGTCAGCGACGTATCGCCGAGGCGAACGCTCGCATTGAACGTAGTTGGGTCGAAGGCCTGGGCGAACACTACATGAGCGTTGATGCCGAGTCTTTTTTCTACTGGACCCGGCGTCTTGGAAAAGAGTGTTGGACCGATAAGCAATTTCTTGCGGAGTTTCGCAGGGACAATCCGGAGACTATTGTGAAGAACCGGCCCCGGAAGGAGATGATTATTAGACCATGAATACCAAGCGAGGCAAAGGCAAACGCCAGCGGTTAAAACGGGAAAAGAAAATCCGCCAAACCACAGCAGATGGAAAACTTGCGCCAGGTCTTGAATGGGTTCCTTCGGAAGTTTTAGCCCAGAGATTAGCCGAGCAATGAATCCTCCTGTATCGACTCAGTCGGTTCTCTATTCAACTGCC